CTCACACCTAAAGGTGTGTGGGGATACTTTTGGACGAGGGATGTTGCTAGGGTTCCGGTAAGTCTGAAGGTGTTTCACACCTATACAATCTTTACCTTGACCAAGGTCACGCCTAACCAGCGTGCCAAGTTCTTGGATAGTTGTATGTCATCAGAAATCCCTTCGTATACCACTGATTTGTTTAGAAACGTAAGAAATTACGCTTCCTCATTTCAGTTTAATGCGAAGCCTTACCGTCGCAGCTTGACTTCAAGTGTTAACGCTCTTTCCCCCCGACATAGGATGAAGTTCCCTAGGGACTTCAACCGTGCCGTTGATCTCATCTATCAAGATGAGCTCGACCTTGGTGATATTATTCGTCACTGGGGTGGGTTTGAGCGCTGGTTCTCCAAGGCGAATCCTAAACCCAGCAATGGGCTTGTGGGCAACCTTGGAATAACACAAGAACGGGGGGGCAAGTTACGCGTTTTCGCGTTCCCCAACCTCCTGTTTCAAGTCATGCTGAACCCTATGAAAGCAAGCCTCCTCAGGATCCTAAAGCGGATTCCTGAAGACTGCACGCATAATCAACAAGCGGGAGTGGATTGGGTCAGAACTCAAATGCAGATGGGCCGCAAGACCTATTCTGTAGATTTGTCTGATGCCACTAACCACTTTCCTTTTGACATCCAGAGAGCTGTACTGGAAGATATATTCAGGAATCCAGAGTGGGAAACCCATCTCGGACTTTTTGAATATGTGTCAAAGGGTAAGTACGGAGCCGATGCCATTGGTATACCCTTCGTCCAATGGACGAAAGGACAACCCTTGGGTACAGGCCCTAGCTTCCCCGCCTTCGCGATTACGCATCATGCAGTACTCCACCACTGTAAAGTGGTGGTGGGTAAGGCTGGTGTTGATTGTTACCGTATCCTTGGTGACGATATTGTCATCACGGATGAATCGGTTTACAACCAATACCGTCACGTTCTCTCCCTTCTCAAGTGCCCTGTATCCGAACCAAAAACCTTTGAGTCGATGGACTTATCGGAGTTTGGGGGGATGGTTGTTTACAAAGGTATGGTTATACCTAGTACCAAATGGGTTGATAACCATTTGGGTAACATCACCCAGGGTGCATGGCTCTTGAGAGATAAAGCATCTACGCTAATACCCAAGTCATGGAGGGAAACCTACATGATATGGTACTCAACGTATGTTGCCAATTCTTTGGGTCTCACACAGGATACACGTCTCAGACATGAGGCTTCCATGTATCTTTACCGTGAGAAGAAGAGGGAAGAGAGTGAGAAGAAGTTGAACCGTATGACCTTCCAACGGTTGTACTACTCCATCCTTGCGGATGGGGAGGACTTCGACTCGCCAGAACAGAGCACACCCGACCAGGATGTGCGCATTGATTTGGAACCCTATGGGTTTTCCAATATCACTGTTCCTGTGACTACTTTCAATGCGAAGTTTGGGCCTAAGCACTATACTTCTGAAGTGGACCTTCGGGTCCGTTTTCATAAGGGAGAGCTCGGGCAACTTAGGAGTTTCCGGAACGCCATTCACTCATTTGAATGACAGGCGGCTAGGTCAGGACGTATCAGGTAGTCCTGGCCCCCGGTGAAATCCCGGGTCCACCAAGGGACC